TGCATCACGCCCATAAGTAGCAGCAATATCCGAATGGCTCAGAATGCCGTTCTGCAACCCTACAACCGCAGCATTCATCTCCTTCAACGGGTCAACCCACTGGAAACCTCTGCCACGCCAAGTTACGTCCTGACTGAACTTAAACACCTTATTTTCACCAGAAATAGGTATAAACCCATGATCCATCACATGCTCAAGCCAGATGCGGTAGAATGGATCAAGGAAGTGATCGATCATAAATCTGTGCAACGTGCGATAGAAATCCCTCTCTTCCAATGCGCCCTGACGTATGGACGAATAACTTGTTCCCTCAAGATCGTTGGCTAATGATGTATAGCTTACGCCCAAGCCACCAGCTATGCCGCGCAGAACTGCCTTCTCAAAGTCAGCAAACGCAGATGTTGGATGCGTGGGATCAAATGGGGTGAAGTCAACGCCAGCAGGCAATTGATGGAATGTACCGGCTTCAGCGTCATAGATGGGAACAGTATTTTGCTCATCATCAAACCCATCAGCAGTAAAACCATCCCCAGCAGGGCTAGTAAAGAAACCCATCTTAGCAGCGCCAGTTCTGGCCGCAATCAACTCAGCCTCACGATAGCCATGCAACATCTTCAATGACGCAATCGCAGCAACAGACCAAGGAACTCCCCTAGTCTGATCTGCGCGTTCTGGACGGTAGATGTGCATCATTTCATCCGCAGAAACCCGTGTATATTTGCGCTCTGCGGCTGGCGTCATGTAATCATAATCACCCTTGTGGTAATTCAGCACATAATACGCAATCGGACGCTTGGTTTTGCTGTCAAGCTCAACACCCATGCGAACCTGATTGCCGTTTGCCGCAAGCTCATTCTTCTCTTCGTCCACTAAATCAGGCTCAATAAGCTGCAAACCTATGCCGTAACGCAAATAGTTGCCCTTAACAATCTTCAGGAACACCTCACCGTCACGCGCAACGCCAGATATGATGTGATTGCACAAATCCACCATTGAAAGCCCGCCATCGATGGTTGGCCCGCCGAAACGTGAGAAATCACGCCAAGCACCCTCAATTATGTTATTTCCAGCGCGATCTAGCGAATTATCTGGGTTTCTACCCCTGATCTGTAGATTAAACCCGTTTTCCCCGACAACATTTACACGCAAAAGCTGCAAATAGCGCCGAAAATATTCGTTATTGCGCTCTAAATCACGGCTGCGGTTGCGCAAATCACGCAATGCCCAGCGTATTTCACTGTCAGCGCTGCGGTTTGATGCGTGAAAATCAGCGAAAAGCCGCCCCTTGGCGGCTGCTTGATAATTACGGCGCTGCGGTTTTTTCTTAGACCGCTTGAAGAGATCAAGTACACCCATCAGCTAAACCTCACTTTAATCGTGTTAGGGCTTGGCTTGCCCTTCTTAACAGCCTCGTCAGACTGTTCGCGCTTGTAGATGCCCATGTACCTGTCTCTAGCCGCCTCTAACTCAGCAAATGTCATCTTCGTTAATGATCGGCCAGCAATGGAATAACTGCCAACATCACTATCAGCCTTGCCTGTTAATATGGTTTCGATCTTATTAACCATCGTCTGAGCGAATGACCTTGGGTCAACGCCATTAACATCCATGTCAACATGAATATCCCAATGGCCGGTTTCGTGAACAATCCGCTCACTGTCGCTATTGCGTACAACCTCAAGCTGCCACTTGTGATGACCAGCGCTAAATGCAGATGATGCAGATCCTAGAATGGTAAATAGATAATCAGAGCCACTTGCTGTTCCCGTTACGGAAAACTCATGCGAGCCACCGCCCGCATCCCTTGACACATATGTCAGCGTGTATGCAGTATTCGGATAATCGTCACTTAGGTCTGTGCGCTTCCATTGTACGAAATCACCGACCACAAAGTCAGTCGGTTCAGTAGTCGGTGCATTTGCTGCGTCGAATAAATTAGCCATCTATCACCTATAACCGTGAACGAACGAATTGCGGCGCGGCAATGCTGGACGCCTGACTTGCTGAGGTTTGTCCGATTGTACCTTATTTTGGGCCTGTTTTGCAACTGCATCCATGTTTATATTTAAAAGCGCTAAAGCTGCGGTAGCGTAAACCCGACAGTCAAGCGCTTCGTTGCGCTGTCTAATCTTCACCCATTCACGCCTTGGGCGCCCTTTGAAATACTTAACCACCCTTTTTTCTGCGGTAAGCATCCTAAAGTATTCCTCGTTTCGTCCAATCGGGAAGTGACAATATCCCGCGCCCTCTTCAGTCATCTTTAGGCGAGCATACACTAATTCCTTCGCTGTATCTACTCCCACAGGAAATAGGTTGATTTTGCCGATATTATTCTTGCTTGGCCTGCCGATCACAGGCTTACCCTCACCGCCAATCCCCTTAATAGCGAAAACCCGCTTTCCTGCACGATTTCGTGCATAATTGTAAACTTGCTGCGTGTAATGACCGCCACTGTCAATGCAGGCCGATCTAAGCGTCATATCACCAGATAGCGGATGTGTGTATGTACGCTGCAAAGCCCTATCCAGATCAATCCATAATTCTGCTGATGATGGATCACCATATAAGATATTATAGTCGATTGACCAACTTTCTTCTCCACGACCCCAGCCGACTATCTCATATTCCAGTCGATCATCTTGAACATCCACTCCAGCAGTCAGCATCAAGACACCTTCGGGTAGCTCATCGCCCCAATCCTCTGCCCGATCAATCAAGTCATATTCATCAAGCATCTCGCCTTGTTCTTCCCACGTCTCGCCCAAAGTCGTGTTTACCCACGTCCTGAGCCGCATAGGATCACGCTTGGCTGCAATAAATTCACCAACAATCTCATCAAGTCGCGTCCAAGGCGAATACAATGCTGATAGGTGAAAGCCAGCAGTCTTCCCATCGCCGGTATCAGTCTTTTGCCATTCCCCATATCGGATGGCCCGAAATCGGTCAGCATCATCCCAGCAAGAACCACAATGCTCGCAAACGTATTCAGCAGTATTCGGATCATTGTTGCTGAACTTAACATTCGCCCACTGAAGCGTCTGCTTGCCATCGCAATGCGGGCAGCTAACAAAAAACTTGCGCTTATCGCTTTCTTCATACGCCTGCTCAATCCGAGATGCTCCCTTTTCAGTAGGGGTGCTAACTAAGATTATCTTGCGGTTCCAGAATGTAGCAGATCGTTTTTTCGCCAATGATACGGGATCACCCTCTGTGCCAGCAGAGATAGGATAGCGATCAACCTCATCACACAAGATTATGCGGCATGGACGTGACGCCAATGAACTAGGCGAGTTAGCGCCACATGCAGTGACATGACCGCCCGCAAAGACTTTGTGCAAAGTTGTATTGCCACTGTCACGCGATCTAGGATCACCAATCTTATCCAGCAACACAGGCGTATCTCGTATGGCAGGGGCAAGCCTATCCTTGCTCCAAGTCTGCGCCATATCTAGCGTGGGCTGCACAACCAACATGGGCGCTGGATCTTGGTGAATATGAAAACCAACCACATTATTGATTAGCTCAGTCTTGCCAATCTGCGCAGCAGTCATCAAAACGATGCTCTCAATATTCGGATCAGAAATAGCGTCCATCATGCCACGCTGATATTCTGCCCGTGAGGTTGACCACTTGCCCGCCTCCGCTGAACTCTCGCTAGATAGCTGGCGAAACTGGTCAGCCCATTCCGATACAGTCAACTTTGGTGGCGGCTTTAATGCTCGCCGCATCGCCTCAGTTAAACGATGCTCAAGCTTCTTCGCTTGACGCCGACTGACGGTATCCGACCAGTTCACTCAATGCCTCTTTTACTGCTTCTTCGATTATAGCTTTGCATTCCTTAACATCCTTAGCTGCGTTTACTTCAGCAGCAACCTTAGTCGGAACCGCCAGAAGCTTGACCTTCGATTTAAGCAACTGATCCTCAAACTGCTTCACGATGTCATCAATCCTAACTAGCTCGCCACGGCCAATCGCATTCTCCATCTCCTTTGCGTCAGCTTGCTCCTTGGCTAACCTCGCACGTTCAGCAGATAGATCAAGACCATCCTCGCTGTAACGCCCAGCCGCAATCTCGCGCAGATGGTCAAGATACTGCTTGGAGCATTCTTCGTAAGTATATTGCCCACGCTCGCGCTCTTCGATGATACCACGCGCAATAAAATCTTTAAACGTGCTTACATTCACGCCAAGCTTTGCCGCTATTTCGCTCTGTGATGCCATGTCTCACCATTTTTACGTGCTATCATATAGCTATATGCTGGGATTGCACAATGCTATATTTAGTGTCTCCCCCCTTATAAGACCCCTATCACTAGAAAAAAATCGTGGTGCGAATTACC